TCGGCACGACTACTTAAGCTTCGTGTTGTTGCCCTTGATGCCCTTCGGCTGCGAACCCTTAGCGACCTGACCGCCGCCAACGACACCGCCGCCGTTCTTCTTCGGCTGGACAACGCCTGCTCCGGTCGGAGCCTTGCCCATTCCGCCTTGCTTTCCGATCATGCGTTTCTCCTTATGCGGGAACTTGTCTGGACAATGCGCCAGACAGAACGGGCTTACCTGTGCCCGTCAAACCAGCGAGCAGCCGCTGCATAGGCGGTGGCGCTGGAAGAACTTCGTTTTGTACCGGCCCCTGCTCGGTGGCCGCTTCGGCTGCAGCATTCGGTGCGCCCATGTTGGGCAACTCGTCCGCCTCGGGCTGCTGCTGCTCAGGGGGCTTCGGAGGCTCAAACGCTTTCTGCACCGCATCCTCAAGAGCAGTGCCCTTCTTCCGCTCATCGATGACGGTCGCCAACTGCTTCACGATGTCTGTCGGGTTCTGCCCGTTGGCTGCCATCTGCGGGATCGCCGCTGCCAGAGAAGCGACACCAGCCTTCAGGCTGTCGCGCATCTCCTCCATGTCAATCGCTTGCTCCTCTTCGGAGGCGTTCAACTGGATCGGCAGGTTGCGTCGCGTGAACGAGCGGGAAATCAACTTGTCGCCTCGCGCCTGCAGCGCGAAGATCAAAGAACGGTTGGGGTCAAGCCCAGCCATCAGCCCGTGGTTTATGGAGATCCCATAGTTACCTTTAATGTCGGCTGATGGCCGGTACTTCAACTTGTACTGAACGCCGTTAGCGGTGGCAGATACCTCGCGCTGTACCTCGCTGAAGTACGCTTCGTCGACGGCCAACGCGAGAGACACCGCCTCTCCAAGCGTCGCGCCCATGATCGACTGAGCGGTCTTGACCTGTGAATCGAAAGCAGCCTGCAGAGCCTTCACGCCCTGACCAGTGACAATCGACCCGTCCGCTTGGCCTGCTCTTGACTCTGGGAAGCGAGTGCCGAACTTTAATTCTTCGGATAGCAGGTTGTTCTCAGCGAACGACATGCTCGGCACATCCAACGGGATACGCCGAATCTTCTCTGGTGTGTTCGACCGGATCACAGAGTCCGGCCCGATGCTCAACTGCGTCACGTCCTGCGGCAAAGCCAGCGGAGCCTCAACGCTCTTCTGTGTCGCCTCCATCATCAGCAACGCCAGACGCGCCTTCGCCGCGTACACCGGCAGCACGTCATCGAACTGACCCCGCGCCTCACCATCAAGTGACGGGCGCAACGCGACAACGACAGGAACCTGACCAATGCGGTTTGGCGTCTGCGCCAGCAGTAAGCCCTCACGCTCCGGCAGGAACATCACGCTCGTGTCCTTGTCGTAATACCGGACAACCTCAAGCATGCTGTTCTCGTCCGTCTTACCGAACATGCCCCGCTTCAGGATCTTGTCCGCCTGCTCAGGGAACATCGCCGCGAGGTCACCAGCCTTGCGGCGGAACAAGTGCGCGTACACCTGCATGTCGCCGAAACGATCCATGTCGAAGTACGCGCCCTCGCACGACTCCACATGAATGTGAGGCCGCTGATCAGCAAAGTGCGGTTCTACGCGCAGCGGCACAAACCCGTAAGTAATGAACTGGTCAGCGGCACGAATCAAGTTCGTACTCATCTTCGACGCAGCGACGTAATAGTTAGCGATCTTCGTGCGCTTATCGGCCTTCGTCCGGGCGTTCTCATCCAACGTCGAGTCACCCGAAGCGGTGATCGACGGCAAGACGCCAACCTGCTCGCTCAAGTCCTTAGCGACGACATCGATCATGTTCGCGATGATCGGCTTCGACCACATGCCCTCAGGGAACAAGCCGGGGAAAACCTGCTCCGCGTGCCCCGCACGCACAGCCGCAACCTCATGCATGCGCTTGTCACGCTCACTGTTGCGTTTGCGGATCGCGTCAAACTTCGCCGCGTAATCGGTCATCTACAGCCTTCCAACTGTTTGAGCCGTTGCCAGCTCGTCAAGGGAAACCACATAACGGGAGTCCACGTCATTCCTCGACGCGAACTGGTTAGGCAAGAATTGAGAAACCCCACCCGCCTGAGTAAGTACTTCCCGCGCCACGATCTCGCAGAACCACAACGCCATGACGGCGTCCATCTTCAACTTGCTGCCCTTCACACCGGGCTGCCAAGTGATCAACTGCTCGATCAGTTTCTTAATGTTCTCAAAGTTGCTCGTGTCAGGTAACTCGATCAAGTTGTCATCAGCGTGCTTGAACGTCTCCTGACCTTCACGCTTCGTCTTCGACCCAAACAACGGCGCAAGAGAAGCAACACCAAAGTCCGGGTCCGACTTGTTCGTGGACGTGTGATGAGGTCGATACGCGATCCCCCGAGTCGCCAAGAATGACCTGATCTCCTCATCCTGCGTCAGGAACAACTGGAACGCGTTCGACTCCACAATCACCGTGTGCGGCTTAAACCTGTCCGCCCACGAGTAAATCAACTCGCGGATAGCAGCCGGGGTCGGCGAAGCCATCACGCTCACGTCAAGGACGTACCGTTTCTGCGTGCGCCGATCCACCGCGTAAGCGACAGCAGCAGTCTCACCCGCCATCGCCGGGTCAATCCCGATCACCCGGTAGAAGTTCGACGACTCCGACGGGTGACCAGCCGCACCGGATACCAATGGCCCCGGCTTCCTCATTCCATTAACCGCGCCTCTGACGCATACCGGGTCAAAAATGGCATCCTCTGCGACATCGAGGTTCTGATACACCAGCGACCATTTGCCGGGACCAACCTCATTGCGGACCACGTTCAACCGTGGGCCGCTCCACCTCTCAAAGAAACCATCCTCATCCGGTTGGTCACCCTCAGAAAGGGGAAGATCACACTTCGGCCACAACGTCTCCCAATCACTCGGGTCATCGCCGTAGCCAAGAACAGCAGGCATCGCGAGATACGTCCAAGGGATCTTCGCGTCCGTGTAATGCTCAGGGTTACGCAGCTCCCGATACAGATCAACCGGAGCAACCCGCGTACCCACAACCAGCAACTGACCACCATTCGGAGGAAGGCGGGATGCCACTTCCTGCCGGATCCAGTCCTGATGCTTCTCCCACTCCCCCGCGTTCGACAGGGTCACGACGTCGTCCAGCACAATCAGATTCGCACGCGAGCCGTATATGGCCCCGCCTGCTCCTAGTGCTTCGACGGTCGGGTCTTTCTCCCCGGAATCGCGTGCATCCCCGCCCAAGTAAATCTTGTTCGCCGCCCACTGGTCAGCGGTGGCCTTATAGCCATCCGCTGGCCCGAAAGCGAACTGCATGTCCGCGTAACGAGGATGCGTCAACCGCTGCTTAATCGCATACAGGAACTTCTTCGCCTGCTCCTGCGTCTTCGACACAATCAACACGTTGATGTTCGGATCCTTAGCGATCCGATACGTCACATAATTAATCGTGATCGTCATGCTCTTCGCATGATTCGGAGGGACATTAACCAGCAGGCGAGAAAGCCCAGCCGTGCCCTTCTCATAAACCATCGAGTCGTGAACCCAACCGGGTTCACGGCCCTCCAACAGGTCAGCCACATTCTGCATGTGCGGCCAAACCTTCGTGAACAAGTACTTCTCGCTGAACTCAGCGAAACCAATATCCGAGTCGCGAGCCTCCCGGCTCGCGTCCACCCGACCCAGCCGGACAGAATCCATCCGGTCAGCGAAATCCTTCGACTCCCGACGGCGAGTCTCGTACCACGAGCGAGACCGCCGGATCACCTTCAAACCCTGCTCAATCGTCCGGCCCTGCCGGACCAGATCCAACAGCTCCGCCTCCGCAACCGCAGGAGCCACCCGGCGACGAGGTTGCTCCTCCGCCTTCCTCGGTTTCCTATCCACCCGGCCTCCAAAGGGGCAAAAAGGGGGGACCGACCGCCAAAGACACTCCACCCGATTAAGAACTATTTGAGTGAGCAGCGCAGGCGGCCTTAAGGGCCGCCAGCGCAGCGAACGAAAAACACTCTCTATATAAGAAGAGGGCTAGAGAAAGGGTGTTTATCAATACCCGCGACAAAAAAAGTATTTACGCGCCCCATAAAACCGCGAAATTAGTCCCGCCCCCGACTTGGTCGAAATTTTTCTTGGGACTACACACGCG